TGCTGAACTTGGATGGGCGATAGATACACAAAAACTTTACATTGGTAATGGAGCAGTAAGTGAAGGTGCTCCAGCAGTAGGTAATACAGAAATTTTAACTTCTAAGAGTAACATTTTTAATTTACTTGGACAGTATGCATATAATGGTACTACAGAAGCAGTAAAACAAACAGGCGAATTTGTAAACAGTCCTGTTACACGAACATTACAACAAAGATTAGACGATATTGTTAGTATCAGAAGTTTTGGTGCTAAAGGTGATGGAATTACAGATGATTCTAAATCTATTCAACGTGCTATTGACGAACTGTTCATTAATAGTTCAGATAAAACAGATCCTAGAAGTAGAGTTACATTAAAGATTGATGCAGGAAAATATAAAATAACATCAACAATTTATATTCCTCCTTATGCAAATATTATAGGTGATGGTAAAAATAAAACAATTTTAGAATTACATTTAGATCCAGAAGAAGGTGTACACACAGCAAAAAGTATTTTTGAAACTGTTGATAGTAGAAGTACTCCAGGATCATATATTAAGTTTGAAAATATTCAAAATGCTACACGACCAAGAAATATTAATATTGAAGGTATTTCATTAACTGAAGCAAGTAACATTACTCCACATGCTCCTTTAGTAAGATTAGATAACACTACTGATACAATTATTAGTGATTGTTTATTCCAGGGGTTATGGAAAAGAGATACAGGATTTGATGTTTCACAAATTGGAATTGATCTACGCGGAGTTGGTGCATTAACTACTGAAAATGTTTTTATTGCTAATTGTACATTTAGAGATTTAAGTATTGCTGTTAATAGTATCCATGATACACGTACTGTTACACTTGCAGACAATATCTTTGACTTTTTACATGTAGGTATTGACTTAGGTAGATCCAGTAGTGGATCAGGTGGTCAAAGTTTAGGTCCACAAAACTTTATTATTAAAAATAATAAATTTGATAGAATTAATGATTTTGGTATTGCAGTTCATAAACCTGTTGCAACGATGAATCCGGTAGGACATTTGTCAACTGGTAACATTTTCTTAGATGTTGGTAACAATATGAATGGACAAGATAATCCACAAACAAGTGTTATTAAATTTGAAGAAACATTGTGTGATTCTGTTGCTGATACGTTTGAAAGAGATTCAATTATCAATCAAACTGTAAATATTGAAGCACCATATAAACCTACAGTTGATGGTTTTCATTATACTAAAAGTAGAATAAATGAATATTCTATGACAGAGTCTGATGCATTTAAAACTTTTACAAAAATACCATTTACAGATAAAAAAATTGCTTACATGGACTACAAACTAGTTAAAACATCTGGCAGTGCTACAACACGAGCAGGCAGATTAACTATTACGGTTCAAGATACTACAAACATTAATGTTACTGATTCATATAGCCATACAGGTGCAAGTGACGGTAACGTTGAATTTGGTGCAATACTTGATAACTTAGATAGTACAGTAGGTAGTGAAACTGTTAAAGTTCAGTTTAAAAACTTAATCGGTAATGGTGCAGGAACATTAACATACGCTCTTAGTTATTTTGCGTAATAATGTTTTTAGACACAACTACCGAACAACGTATTACTCATTGGCGTGAGTTCCGAGAAAATTTAACACAGTCAACTACTCCTTTACAGGATATTGTTGACCTATGGAAAACTGCGCCAGTTACAGAACGAAACTTAGATCCTTGGAGTTCTCAACGGTGGCCAACGCCATGGGAACTATTAGAAGAAAACCGGTTTTGTCCCGTAGCAATACCCCTAATGATGGGTTGGACGGCCAAGTTAAGTACAAGGTTATCCACAAGCGATGTTTTGATAAAATTATATATAGACCATACTGAACAAAGATACTATAATGTGTGTATGGTTGACAATAACTTATTAAACTATACACAAGAAGTAGTAAAAATTGAAGACCTACAAGGAACAATGCATTGCCAGTATTCAACTGATCTTGCATAGTGATTGTAAATAGTACAAACAGAAGAACGAGAATAGAGAAAGAATTTATTGGCAGGAGACAACATGAACAAACCCATTATTATCACTAAAAGAAACGGCAAAGGCGAAAAGTTAAATCTTGATAAGATTCACTTTGTTGTAGAAGAGGCGTGTAAAGATTTAACAGGTGTAAGTGCTTCACAGATCGAGATGAATGCAGACTTACAATTTGTTGACGGCATGACTACCGAAGACATTCAAAACGTATTAATTAGAAGTGCAAACGATTTAATTAGTTTAGAAAATCCTAATTATCAATATGCCGCGGCTAGACTACTACTGTATGATCTTCATAAAAAAGTTTATAACCGTTATGAACATAATAGTTTAACTACTATTATTAATAGAAATATTGAGAGAGGTGTATATGATCCTGCCATAAAAGAAAAATATACACAATCAGAATTAAAGAAACTTAATACTTTTATTAAACATGATCGTAATGAAGATTTCACTTATGCTGGGTTACGTCAAGTAGTAGATAAGTACTTGTGTCAGGATAGAAGTACTGGAGACATTTATGAGACTCCGCAATTTATGTATATGATGATTGCGGCAACTTTATTTGCAGACTATCCTGAAGAAACACGTTTAACTTATGTAAAGAAATATTATGACGCGACCTCCCTTTTTAAAATCAACATACCTACCCCTGTCATGGCTGGAGTTAGGACTCCTATTCGTCAGTTTGCCAGTTGCGTTCTTGTTGATGTGGATGATACTCTTAGTTCTATTTTTAGTAGCAATAGTGCGATCGGTTACTACATTGCTCAAAGGGCAGGTATTGGTATCAACTCGGGACGAGTACGAGCACTCAATTCAAAAATCAGAGGCGGAGAAGTAGCACACACAGGTGTTATTCCGTTTCTAAAAGTTTACGAAAGCACAGTAAGAAGTTGTACACAAAATGGTGTACGTGGTGGTAGTGCAACTACACACTTCCCTATTTGGCACTTAGAGATTGAAGACATTCTTGTGTTGAAAAACAACAAAGGTACTGACGACAATCGTGTACGTAAACTAGATTATTCAATTCAACTTAACAAAACTATGTACGAAAGGCTGTTATCTAATAAAGACATAACTCTTTTCTCGCCACATGATGTTCCAGATTTGTATGAAGCATTTTACTCTGATCAAGATAAGTTTGCTCAACTATATGCAAAATATGAAAAGGATACATCTATCCGTAAGAAAACTTTAAAAGCAATGGATCTATTTTCTGCGTTACTTAAAGAACGAGCAGAAACCGGACGTATCTATATTATGAATGTGGATCACTGTAATACACACTCTTCCTTTAAGGATACTGTGTATATGAGTAATCTGTGTCAGGAAATTACATTACCAACAAAACCTGTACAGCACATTGATGATGAAAATGGTGAAATTGCTCTTTGTATTCTTAGTGCAATCAATGTTGGTTTAATTAATCACCTAGAAGAATTAGAACCGTTATGTGATCTTGCTGTCAGAGCGTTAGAAGAAATAATTGATTACCAAGGTTATCCTGTTAAGGCGGCCGAGGTTTCAACTAAGGCTAGACGATCTCTTGGTGTTGGTTATATTGGACTTGCACATTACCTTGCTAAACATAAGGTTAAATACAGCGACAAAGAAGCATGGAAACTTGTACACGATCTTACTGAAGCGTTCCAGTACTTCTTATTAAAGTCATCGAACGAATTAGCAAAAGAGAAAGGTCCATGCGAATACTTCCATCGTACAAAATATAGTGACGGTATATTACCGATTGACACATATAAAAAAGATATTGATGCGATTGTATCCGTTAAAAAATACAAATATGATTGGGAGAATCTTAGATCATCTATTACCACACACGGCCTACGGCACTCAACATTGTCGGCACAGATGCCATCGGAAAGCAGTTCCGTTGTGTCAAATGCAACAAACGGAATCGAACCACCTAGAGCATTCTTGTCCATTAAGAAAAGCAAAAAAGGGCCTCTTAAACAAGTTGTTCCGCAGTATGGTCAACTAAAGAACTTTTATACCCTACTATGGGACATGAAAGGTAACGAAGGTTACATAAATATCGTCGCTGTAATGCAAAAGTTTTTCGACCAAGCCATTAGTGGTAACTGGTCATATAATCCATTGCAGTATGAAAACAATGAAGTTCCTATGAGTGTAATGATGAAGGACTTGCTTACTACCTATAAGATGGGTTGGAAAACAAGTTACTATCAAAACACTTATGACTTTAAAGGTGACGATGATAAAGAAGCATCTTTGGAACAAACAAAAGTTGACAATGATGTAAATGGTGTTACAATAACAAGTACAAATGGACACACCAACGGTGAAAACCAAACAGAAACAGTAGATGACGAGCATTGCGACGCATGTGCAATTTAGGGGTAGTAAATGAGCAAGAAGGACACACAGAAAAAAATGGTAAAGACAGTATTCAATCGTGAAAAGGTTGACTTCACAAAGGAACCTATGTTTTTTGGAGCAGACCAAAACACACAACGTTATGACGTATTCAAGTATCCAGAATATGACAAACTTAATCAAACAATGCTTGGTTATTTTTGGAGACCTGAAGAAGTTAGTTTGCAAAAGGACAGAGGCGACTATGCTGAATTTCGTCCAGAGCAAAAACATATCTTTACAAGTAATTTAAAATATCAAACACTGCTCGACAGTGTACAAGGACGTGGTCCTTGTTTAGCATTCTTGCCATACTGTTCTAATCCAGAATTAGAAAGTTGTATTGTAGCATGGGATTTCTTTGAAACTATTCACAGTCGTTCATATACACACATTGTAAAAAATGTATATGCAAATCCAAGTGAAGTGTTTGACACTATCTTAGATGATGAAAAAATTATTGAACGTGCTGAAAGTGTAACAAAAGAATACGATGCATTTAATGAAATTGCAAATCAATATTTTCAACATGGTAAAGGAACACTTTACGAAGTTAAAAAATCTTTGTACAAAGCAATGATGACTGTAAACATCTTAGAAGGTTTACGTTTTTATGTTTCATTTGCATGTACATTTGCATTTGGTGAATTGAAACTCATGGAAGGATCAGCAAAGATTATTTCGTTGATTGCCCGTGATGAAGCAACACACCTTAACCTATCAACACATATCCTAAAGCATTGGGCAAAAGGAGACGATGATCCAGACTTTGTAAAAATTGCAAAAGAGTGTGAGGACGAGATCTACGACATGTGGCGTGAATGTGTTGAAGAAGAAAAAAATTGGGCAGACTACTTGTTTAAAGACGGCAGTATGATCGGACTCAATGCTAATCTACTACATGCTTATGTTGAGTTTATTGCAAACAAAAGACTAAAAGCATTAGGATTAAAAACTATTTACGATCGTCCACTAAATCAAAACCCTCTACCATGGACACAACACTGGTTATCTAGTGCTGGACTTCAAGTTGCTCCACAAGAAACTGAAGTTGAAAGTTATATCGTTGGTGGATTAAAACAAGACATTGAAGAAGATACTTTTAAAGGATTTGAACTATGATTACTATATACGGAAAACCACAGTGTCCATTTTGCGACAAAGCAAAAAATCTTTGTGAACAAAGAGGATACAAATATGAATACAAAACATTAGGCAAAGATTATCAAATAGAGGAATTACTTGAAACTTTTCCTGGTGCTAAAACAGTACCACAAATTATTATTAACAGCCAGAAGGTTGGGGGATTTAACGATTTCGAAAATTACCTTGAAGATACAGGCTATAACGGAACAGGACACGGACAATAATGTTATTAGAACAACACTACAAAATTGATGATGTTATTACAATTAAACTTTCATCAGGCGAAGAATTAATAGGCAAATTACAAGAAGAAACAGACGAATTTTTTAAAATTAGAATGCCACTTACATTAGTAGCAGGACAACAAGGATTAGGACTTCAACAGTTTTTATTCACAGGTGATCCTGAAGGTGCAATTAAAATTAATAAAACTGCCGTTACAGTGACAACTAAAACTGTAGATAACTTTGCTAAATTGTACATTGAACGTACAACAGGATTAGCAACACCTCCTGCAAATCTACAAGTAAAATAATCCGATAAATACTTGTATGCATGAGTTTGTATTCAAGGTAAATGGTAAATTAGTTACAGTTAGTTCTTGGGAGGATATCCCTACAGAATTTGACCATGTAATTAAGTTTGCTCCTACAGTTCCGGAACCACCTCATACTCAAGAACAACACGAAGAAATAGATAAGTGGAATTCTAGATTACAATCTTTAATGGAGAAAGAACGTGCCGGCAATAACTAGAAAAGGTGACAAAGATGTTACTCATTGTTCTACACCAGTGCGTGAAGGACACAGTCCAGATGTATATTCTAATGGGATCCCTATTTCAAGACAAGATGATGTAAACAATAGTCATTTACTTCCAGGCGTACCTTGCCCTAGTCATAGTGCACCTATTACAACAGGATCTACAACAGTTTTTATTAACGGTAAAGGCTGTGGAAGAATAGGTGATGCTGTTACAGGATGTACTTCAGTTGCTGAAGGATCCGGAGATTGTTTCGCAGGCGGTTAGGCTCTGCCCCAAGGTATTGGATTACCTTTATCATCAACAACTAAATCGCTAGTATCTTTATATTGAGCAACCATTATACCTTTACC